GAACAGGCAGAAAAAGACGTACCTTTCGATCCTCAATTTAGAAATACTACACATTTATATTTTGATGAAACTGTACCTGATAAGCCAAGTATAGACTTTGGTGGTGCTGATGGAACACCTGTAAATGGACTTAGTTTAGTTGGTAGTGGAGAAACATTCCCAACAAGTGGAACTACAGATGGTGATTATTTCTTAAGAACAGACTTCTCACCAAATAGATTATTTAAAAAATCTGGAACACGTTGGTTAAACGTTGGCACAGACGGAAGAAAGGCTTGGTCTGCGGCAAACAGAATACTTGCTACGTTTATTAATAATGACAATATAACTAGTGAAAGTGATGGCACTGATGCTAACGAAAAAACAAATTTAAGTAAAGTCATTAAACCTAGGACGGACAACTAATGGCAGGTAAGAATTTAGATTACTGGTATGACGAGCAGATAAAACGTTATTTACTGCAAGTTATTAGAATTTTTTCAAACTTTAAAGTTAGAGAATTTACAAAAGACGGCGTAAGTTATAATCGTGTACCGGCAAGATACGGTGATGCTAGTAGAATGGTAGCAAATATATTGCGTAATAATTCTGAAAACGTAATTAATAGTGCTCCTTTTATAAGTGTTACAATACAAAGTATACAACCAGCAAGAGATAGAATAGCAGAACCTTTCTTTGTAGATACAAATCAGATAGCAGAAAGAGAATTTGATAAAGAAACAGGAACTTATTCTTCTGAACAAGGCAACTTATACTCAACACAAAGGTATATGCCTGTACCATATAATTTAACAATTAATGTAGATCTTTGGACAACTAATACTGATACTAAATTACAAGTATTAGAACAAATATTTGTATTGTTTAATCCAAGCATACAATTACAATCCAATAGTAACCCTTTAGATTGGACCAGTGTATTTGAAGTAGAACTAACAGATATTGCTTGGAGTAGTAGAGGTATTCCTGCAGGTGTAGATGAAAACTTAGATATCTCAACTTTAACGTTTGCACTTCCTATTTGGATTAGTCCTCCTGCTAAAGTAAAAAGACAAACAATTATTCAAGAGATCATAAACAATGTACATTCAGTATCTGATATCTCAGAATTAGGTTACAGCCAAGATTATCAAGACTTCTTTGGTAGTATAGAAGAATCATTTGAGATTGTTACTACACCAGGTGATTACAAAGTACAAGTAATAGGTTCTACTGCTACATTAGTAGAACAAGATGGCACTGAAGTAAAGTGGTCTAGTATTATAGAACAACTTGGAGAAATAAGATCTACAAGTTTATTAAAATTAAATATAAGCGGTGACTCAGAAAATTTATTAAATTTGGTATATGGTACTGTAACTAAAAATCCAACTAATGATGCTTCATTAATTTTTAATTTAGATACAGATACATTGCCTACCAATACACTTTCTGCAGTGGATAAAATTATAGATCCTAGAGCAAACTTCCCTGGAGACGGTACTCTAGCGGCCGCCTCTAACGGACAAAGATATTTAATTACAGAGGAAATTACAAAATCAGGATACCCTAATTGGGACATAGATGCCGGGGCAAACGACATAATTCAATACAACGGTTCTGCATGGACTGTAGTATTTGATGCTAGTGCCAGTAGTAGTGATATTCATTATCTAAATAACTCTTTTACTTCCAAACAATACAAATGGACAGGCAAGGCCTGGATAAGTAGTTATGAAGGAGAATACAATCCAGGATTTTGGAGACTTAGTTTATAATGAACACAACGGCGGCAGGAGTTTTATTCCTTGCCAAAGACACAGGAAGATGTATGTTGCAATTACGAGAAGGCAACAAACGATTCAATCATACCTGGGGATTTTGGGGAGGTATAATTGAAAGGGGAGAAACTCCTTACGAATGTATACAACGAGAACTTGAAGAAGAGATAGGGTTCGTTCCAGAACTGCAAAAATTAAATCCTTTAGATGTCTACCAAAGCAAAGATAAAAAATTTTATTACTATAGTTTTGTATATGTAGTAGAAGAAGAATTTATGCCCCCAAAAATAAATGGTGAAAGTGCCGGTTATGCCTGGGTCAATATTGGGCAGTGGCCAAAACCTCTACATAATGGTGCCAAAGTTACATTATCTTATAACAAAGGTACAGAAAAACTGCATACTATATTAAAAATTCATTCTGAATAAATATAAGTATGAGCAAAGGCGAAATTATCGATTTTGTTGTTTTGCGGATAACTACAGAACTCGACAAGTTCCAACGAACTACAACTATTCCACATACATTATTAGAGGGTGCTATTGAATTACAAGAAATTCAAGATGTATACTACGAGAAGTTACCGACAAAATACCAAAAAATATTTGATAAACTCTATAAAGAGTATCACCAGAATATTGGAGAAAATTTCGAATCCCTAAAAAAAGCAATGAAAAATGATTATGCTAGATTTGTTAATCATAAGGCTACAGAACATGAAAGTTTTAGGTTTAAGGAAATAATGAATCTATACAGACCAGGCATGAATCCTGTAAGAGCAATGTATTATCAATCTAGAGAAGTTATAAGAAGATTTAATCCAGAACATCCTTTTCATTATTGGTTAGTAGACTTGGTAACTGATTATGAATACAACAATATTATACTAGATGCATTAGGTAAAGATGTAAGAAATTTAGAAAGAATAATTAAAAGATATTATTTCCCATTAGTTAATCATGGAGAAGGTGTGCCTTTAGAACTATTCCATGCTAAACAACAACTGAAAGATTTTAGACACTATTATATGTTTTTTAGAAATTTAAAAGATTGGTCTCCAGACGAATAATTAATAAATTTTTCTTATCTGATAATCAAAAGGTTCTACAGTTCTAATTTCAAATGCTCTTCCTTCCATATCTTTTCCTTTGATATGTTTAGGAGTTTTCTTAGAAATTTTCTTTAAAAGATATCTTTTATGTGATCTTGTAGTTGTTATGTTACCGTCTTTATCTCTGACTGAGTCTTTAAGATACCAAACTGTCAATTCGTATTCTTCGTAAAGGAGTTTAAAAATAAATTTAACTATTGCTTTATAGATTTTATAAGCCAATTGGCCTAACCATATTAAAGCAGATTTGCCTTTCTGTACTATGTTGTGTAAAAAGTTTTTCATACTACTATTTAGTTGTTTTACGTTCAACTCCGTCCCATTCGCCTTTAGGCATAGGCTGTTTAATTCTTTGACCATATAATTCTGCTAATACAGAATTCCAGTTATGCTGATTAATAATTTCTATTTGATGTGCAACTGTACTCCATTCTCTGTTTTGATATGCATCTACCATTCTGTTAATAACTCTTGCTTCTTTATGATCTTTTAAAATAGTATAAATTGTAACTGGTGCTGTTTGTCCTTTTACAGCAATTTTATCTAACATCACTAAATTTTCAGGTGCTGTAATTTCCTTAAGAGTGTGTTCAGTAAACATAAAGAATACACCATACTCTTTTGTTTGTGCTTCTAAACGTGCCGCTAAATTTACACTATCGCCTAATACTGTATAATCGAATCGTTGATCTGAGCCCATGTTACCTACTACTGCATCACCTGTGTTTATGCCTATACCAACACCTAACTCCATAAGTCCGTCTGCTTTTAGTTCTTTGTTTAATTTTGCTAATTCTACTTCCATTTCTTGTGCTGTTTCTATTGCCAACTGAGCATGATTTTCTATATCAAGTGGTGCTCCCCAAATTGCCATTAAGGCATCACCTATGTATTTGTCTATTGTTCCCTCTTTCTGCATAACGAGGTCAGTCATTGGTGTCATATATCTGTTTATAAGTTTACCTAAACCTTGTGGATCTGTTTTAAACTGTTCTGATATCGGTGTGAAACCTCTAATATCTGAAAATAGATATGTCATTGTTTTTGTATCTCCACCTAAACGTAATAAACTTGGATCTTTCTGTAATTTTTTAACCATTGCTGGAGCAAGGTAATGTTCGAATTGTTTCTTAATTTGTTCACGTAATTTAAACTGTTTGTAAAAGTTATTAAATGCCGCCTGTGTAAATACTAAAAATCCACTTAATACAGGGAAAGTTGCATCTAATAATACCAAACTACTAGTATATTTGTAAACACTAAAGTATGCTATACCACCTAATACTGCTAAAGCCATAGGTGCTGTTAAAAGCAATGGTAATCTATATACTGCTAAAGCAACAAGAACCATAGTCAGTAACCCTACTAGAAGCTCTATGACAGCACTTAACTGACTCCTTGTTATATTACTACCATCTATAAAGTTCTGTAGCATGTGTGCTTGTATCTGTTGAGGATATAAGTTTCCTTTAGGTGTAGGCACAGGGTTAGCAATACCTTCTGCTGTAACACCTACTATAACAAATTTACCTGCTAAGTCTGGAATGCTTTCTGCACCCTCATATTCAATTTCAGTAAATTCATTATTAAATCTTATATATGCTGTTCCGTTTGGTTGCGTTACTATCGGGTCAAATGGGGGAACAGCAACTTCCTGTATTCCTATTTCTGATGTTTTAATTATGTAACTAGGTTTGCCTGTTTTTACCCTTAACATTTCTACAGCAAAACTAGGATATATTTTATCACCTACTGTAATTGCTAATGGATATGTTCTTGTTTGATTATCTGGTTGTGGTGCTGAAGCATTTACTCCTTTACCATTACTTGCTGATTCTAACTTGTCTACATTAGTAACTAAGTTGGGCCAAGTAAGCAAATAATCTTTTGCTGGAACAGGCCCTATTGTGCCTGTGCCTATATGTGGTCCTGTTGACTTTATACCCTTTACACTTGGTGTTTGGCTTAATACATTATAGTTTACAGGATTCTTTCTTGCACCAGGAACATTCATAACGTTCTGATTCATCATACCTGCAAAACTTTCATCTCCCTGAAACCTATCTGCTTCTGGAAACATTATTGTCCAACCCATAACACCGCCATTTTTCATAGCAACGTCTACTACCATTTGAGCATAGTATTGTCTAGGGAAAGGATACTGTCCGTATTTTGCTAAACTTTTTTCGCCAATGTTTATTAATACAACGTCATCACTTTGTACTACTTCATCTAATTGTTGGTAACTGTCAAATACTTGACCACGTAGGCTTTGTAAAGGCGTAGGATCGAATACCCTTAATGCGAGTAACAATGCTATAGATACTGCTACTGCGTACCCGCTGTATAACCATTTCATATCAATATTTATCGTATTTTATTGCAATACTGCTTGGCTTTGTTAAGTAATCTAAAGTTATTTGCAACAACTATTGAGTACACCATATTAGTGTCATTAAGTTCGTTAGGTGTGACTTCTTTCCAGTAATCGTTGTACATTAAGCCAGGTACCAGTAAAAGTGTTTTTGTAAGTACCAATCTAGCATCACTAGGCGATTCTGTAAACAACGGATTTATTTCTGTTACACAATCGTACTTTAATGCTCGTGATGTTGAATATACATCTAATAACTGAAACGTCCAAAATGCTATCCATTGTCCATTAGTAGCACGTGGAGTCATATCAAACTTTGGAATGTCACTAGTTTCTATTACTTTACAAAGTTCAGGATTATTATCACAGTAATAAGGATCTAGTGGGGGATTATAGGTAAGGTCCAATACACTACCTTCCGGTAAGTATGATGGACTAAGAACAATTTCCTCTGCCGTTAAAAACAGAGGAAATGTTAATGTTATGATGAAAAGTAATCTATTCACAGTCTTCAGGTACCTTGGAGCAATATTCTTTAATTGCATCTTCTAAAAGTTTATCTTTCAATAACTCTTTTAGAACTTTATTTTGCAATATAAGTTCTTTAATATCCTCTTCAGTTACCTGCTCACTCTCTTTCGAGGGTGAGTCTATACCTTTTTGTTTTTCGTTCTGTTTTAAAAACTTAAAAGGTTTAAAGAATGAGCTAGTTACTTTTTTGGCTCTTCTTTTGGTTCTTCTTCTTGTAAAGCATCAGTTTGATTGTTGACTTCGTCAGCAACAACTTGTACTAATCCTGCACCGGTATCAGCCGCAGTTTGGACTAATCCAACTCCAACTTCTGCTGTAGTTTGAACTACACTACCGACATCATTTGCAACTGAACCAACGATACCACTTGCTGTACCTGTTACAGTATCAAGTGTATCTGTGGCTAGTTTTTGTCCGCCATCGATTACGGTACCAACTGTAGCACAACCTTGAGCAAACATTACAAAGAATATACCTAAGAACGCATTTTTTAAATTGTTCATATTTTCTCCTTATATATAAGTGTTATAAAACAATCTGTTATTATAACATAATATATTTATCATTAAATTAAAAACCTAACCTATCATTTGAATTGTTTCCAAATATAGTATGTTCTTCGTGTAATATCAGTTCCCAAGTTAGTACATCTTTTGTGATTGGGTCGTCTGCTTCACGAATTGCTTTTAGTAATCTTAATCTAGTTCCTTCGTCAATTTCATACATTAATTCGCAATATAAGAAAAGCAAATAGAATATTATTGGTGGAACAACTATAAGCATTAGTACATTTGGATATAACCAACCTAATGCTACTGCGTGAACACTTGCTACAGCAATAGCATAGTTTCTCAAACTGTTTGTGTACTTAGTAACGTGGGTCATAATCAAAGTAATCTATAAATGGGTCGTAATCATTTAAGTAATAGAATGGAGTTAAATGTACATCTAGTAAAACTGGGTTACCTTCTGTATAGGGCCAGTCTATACCTTCTTGTCTGCAATAATTATACATTATCATATAGATTGTAGTAATCCAAAGAAAAGGCATTAATATACAAAATATTAAAAATGCTATTAATGGGAAGAACACACCGAATGCAATTATGTGTACACTTACAAAAGCAAGAAAATAAATCTTAAGACTGTTTGTGTAATTAGTTATTTCCATTAGGGTCTTTTTGCATTTCTTCTTTTATTAAGAACCTAACATATTCGTCTGCATTAGTTAAATTATAGTCAGATACTATTGCAAATAGTAGTGTTAAAAACACAAATGTCATTATAATGGATAGATATATGTTTATACCGGCTGTTATCTTCAGCCATTTGATCATATGTTTCATAGTTCAGATAATATTATAGCAAAAAAACTGCGGCGTGTCAACTAATTATTTGGTGAGTTTAGTTTGAATCCATTTAAAACCTGCATATATACTTAAACCATATACTGCAAATATTGTAAGAGGTATTGCCAAATAAGCAATAGTCCAAAAATCTAAAAATAGTAATTGTGTTGTAAAGTCTAATACTGCTTCAGCATCGCCTTTGGGTTCAAGTGCAAGTGTTTCTGTGCTGTATTCCATATCGTATGGTTCCAGCATTTCATTAAATGTCTCTTCAGTAAGACACACCATAGTTTCAGGGCATTCAAAATAGTCTACTTCAATGGGTATTGGATTTCCTAAACTGTCTAAACTTTGCATTAGTTATTCTGATTCACTGTAACTGAACAGCCTCCTGAGTTATTACATATACCGGTAAGTGAGTATGTTGCTGTTGCTGATGAGACATTCTGTGATAAATCAAATGTGTAAGCACCTGTACCAAATGTTAAATCAACTGCCGCTGATGCATAATTTGTACCACGTTGATTTATATCAATATTATGTCCATTGCCATCTAAAACGACATCTGCCCATTTTTTACCACCACTGCCTTTTTGGTCTAAAATTACATCGTTGTAATCGCCTGTGATTTCTATAAAACCGTCGTGTCCTGCTTTGCCTCTTTGCCTATGCCAAACATCATTGTAGTCACCATCAATTATATGTGCTAAGTGATGACTATCTCCACTTCCATTGCCTCGGTTAGTGTCTGTTTGAAAACTGGAAAACTCATTGTAGTCGCCTGTTACTGTCCAATATGCTTCGTGGGAGCCTGTTTCATCTGCGTCAATAGTTCCGTCCGAGTGCATACCTTGTAGTACAAGTCCAGTATTGTTTGTTCCAAACCCTGTTAACCTAACAAAATTATCATTACCGCCACCACCTTGGAATACTTTTAAAGTATTAAGGCCGCCACTAGTCCAATTACCTTCAAACAAATTTCCAGTACCTATTTGCATAATATGTAAGGTATTGTCGTCTCCTGTAAATTGACTTGACTCTGTTATACCTGTGACTGTATTATCAGTACCTGCTTGTAGTATATCTAGTTCTAAATTGTCACCACTTATGTTACCTAAAAATACTTCGTTATCATCTGCATTTGCTGACATAGGTATTAATAAAAACATACCCAATAAGATATAACCCAACACTAATAGTGGAGTATCTTTTGGTTCCATTTCATTTAATCTTTTGTCTATACTCATAATACTATTTATTCCTGTGTGATACTTATGAATATGCCTTCACATTCATTTAGACACATTATAGTATCTCCTAAATCTTTATCATATATTTCTATTTGTCCTGAATTACCTCTTTTTATTTTTAAACTAACATAGTTAGTACCTTGTCTTAAAAAGAATACTTTACCATCTAAATCAGGTATAATATTAAACTGATTATCAGGTTGTAATCCAAATGCTCTGTCTACTAATCTATCACCTGCAGTAGTCTCTTCTTTGTTACCTAAAGCATCTGCTTCTTCCATAATCTCTAAAAGGTCCCTCAAAAAATCCACATCTAAAAAGTTAATGTCTAATTCTGTAAATTCTAATTCTCTTTCTGCTTGTTCATCTAAACCTTCAATTTCTAAAAGGTCTATGTCTAGTCCGTTAAAGTCTAACAAGCCACCGTCTCCTTTTAATGTGTCTGCTTGTTCTTCTTCTGCCTGTACAATTTCTTCAGGCTTACTGACAATAAACATATTGTCTATCTGATTTAAATCCAAATCAATTAATGTTACAGGTTGTGTTGGTGCTTGTTCAAAAGTACTAACCATTACAGCCTGGAAGGCTTCATCTAATGTTACTGTTCCGCCATCATTTGTAACTGTTATACTACCACTGGGTCTACACCCTTCTTCTAACTTTACTTTGTCATCGCAATTAGTATCTGGTAGTAATATAACTAAACTTCTACCCAGTTCGTCAACTGTAGTAGTAAAATCTGTTCCCCTAATACCTATTACAGCAGTAGGAGTGTCTATAACTATGTTCTCTTTTGGAACAAGTCCTAATCCACCTGTAGCAAATCTTGCCGTACCGGCTACAAAATTCATAGCCATTTTACTTTTACTGGGATCAGGATCATAAACATACTCTGTAATTTCTACAAGTGTATGCTCTGTCAAACTAATCTGTGTTTCATCTACAAACTTAATTTTAAGTCTGCCATTTTCAGTTTCTACGTTATCGTAACTTTCAATGTCTGTATTTAAGTTTGCTGTTAATTCTTCGCCTGTGGTTCTAACAATACTGCCAGGTTTACCACTTTGCTCAAATACGCCGCCAATTGATTCGGCGGCGTATACATTTCCGATTGCAATTAGTAAAACTGCGACTAATAATTTAGTCGGTTTGTTTAATACTAACTGAAGCATTTTCGCTGTCTAATTCGACATTAATTACGCCATTACAAGCACTAGTACAAGTTGTAGTCATATCCTGAGTGAACTGGAAATCTCCGTCACTACCTGTTAAGTCTACTGTTAGACTATGACCACCATTTCCACTTTGCTTTGTAGCAAAGTCATTGTCATCACCTGTGATGTCAAAGTTCCATACAACGTTGTCTGCATCAATTAAGATACCTACCATTGCACTTGAACCTGTACAGTTTGTACCACAAGATTCACCTGATCCTTGTGCCGCCCAAACTTTACTATTTGTAAAACTAGTATCAAAATCGTTTCTGCTACCTAGTATTACTAAATCAAAGTTTAAGTTTTCTGCACTGGCATTTTCACCTATACCTATGTCAAATATGTTACCGTCACCCTGAATGCTTGAAAGCATATCAGCATTGTCGGCACTATTATCACCTACGTCAAAATCAAAGATGTTGCCATCTCCTAGATTGTAAAAATCTAATACAGTTGATCCTGAACCATCCAAAACAAGTGCACCAAAGAAATCATTGTTGTCACCGTCTTGTATAAGGTCTAATATAATATTGTTACCAGTAAGTATCAAATCTGCTCCTTGTGTAGCATTACCTGATACTGTGTTACCTGTACCTGCCTGTAAAATTGTTAATGTAAGGTTATCACCTTCTTGTTCTATTAACACTTCGTTATCGTCAGCAAGTACTGGATTAGACATAAGGCCTATTAATGCGAAGACACCAACCGCTAAGTTTTTAATTATCTTCATTATTTTTCTCCAATATTGGTTTATTTTCATTCTTTAAAAGAATGCGTTTCCATAAAGGTAATTCATTTGGATCTTTAGAGAATTGTTTCTTATCTCGCTCGTCAGTAAGATCGCCTGATTCTTTGAGACTCATCCAGTAGGCTTGCTCTTGCTCCTCTACCTGCTCGTCCCAATCTTCCGGATAAACAATCTTCCAGTATCCTCTTTCATCACCTTGCTTAATAAGTTCTAACACCGCGGCCTCAATCGCTGATCGGACTGCAAATGTTACACTTTCGTTTTGTGTCATACCACTTTCAAGTTCTAGTAAACGGGTATCCATATCTACAAATCTAAATACATCTCCTGCTTGACCTGAACTCAACACGGTCTTTTGTGTCTGCACGTTTAATATTACCTCACCTGTAAGTGTGCTTACAGCACGAAGTGATATAACTATGCTATCTCTTCGATATTGGTTGGTCGTCCCAATACCCAAATATCTTGCCCCTGTACCTCCGGATTCAATATTAGTGTCGTATCCTATAATACCACCTTCTAATATCATTCCAGCAAATAACATTGGCTGTAGTTCTTGGAACTCCTCTAGTCCTGCCTGTTTGGCAGTTTCAGACCTAGTACTTCGAACTATTTGTCTTTCTCTAACTAAGTTATCTAAACCTAATCCTCTTTCAACTACTCTAAACCAAGTTCCTTTTGGATTCTCTCCTGAACCTGCCGCCTTTAGAGCGTCTACTAATAAACT